TCAAGGTATTCTTTAAGAGACTCAATAGTTTTTTCCATATTAGTAAAAAAAGTATTCATATCAATTTCTAAAGGAAATCCCATAAGTGAAAAAGATTTTTGTAAATTTTCTTTCATTTCAATTGCTTCTTCATCATCAGAAAGAGAAAGGCGAACATACATAATTCTTTGTTTTTCAAGTAGTTCAGTCATCTTATCAATATGTTTCAATTTATTCTCCCGGTTCATCATACCGAAAGTTAAAATATTCTTATATATAAATTCTTGAAGATTTTCAATTTCTTCAAGTTCTTCCTGAATAATATCAGAATCAAAAAAATTACTCATTGATTATTTCCCTTAAAGTTTTTTTGTAATTAAGAGTATTTATTTCAACAAATGGCGAATATTTTTTGATTTTTAAACTCACCATTTCCCATACAGGATCTAGAAGTTTTTCATCAAAGGAGTTCCCGAACAGGAATATTTTATCAAATATTACTAGTGTTTCGATACTAATTTTTCCGCTCAGGAACTTTTTTAAAACTATTGGATGCCCTTTCGAACAGTCGAAGACATTCTCTAATTTTGTTTCCGAGAACAATTCTTCCGATTGTTCTTTGAACAAGTAAGTTAAACTCTGTTGTCGTTTCATCCACTCCCGATATATTCTTTCTCCGGAGTTTATAATTTCTCCAATCCATAATGCCTGTGTATTATCGGTAGAAACAAAGTTAGATACTAAAAAATCAACTATTTCTTTGTCGTTATATTTTCTTGAGGTCTTCTCAAAAAAATAACGATCTTTTCGTTTATTAAAAGATGTTAATGATGCTCTAACTTTTTTATTATACTTAAAGTAGTCATATTTGGGACTGGAGAAATGTGATTTCAGTGCCAAATAATTCACATATACATCAAATGGTGCCATAATATAAAAAAAAAATAAGTTACTTTCCTCCGTAGGATTTATATCTTGACCCTTCAGCATCACTCCACTTTTTAGCAACAAAATTAGAACCAACTCCAGTTCCTTCCACTCCTTTTAATTTAGAAAGAACGGATGATACTGGTGCTAGTGTTTTTGGAGTTTCTAATTTTGCAGGTGTTCTTGGTGTTGATGGTGTTGAGTCATAACTACCATAACTTGCCGGATGAACTCCATCTCTTCCTGCTTTAAATCCTCCCTTAAAATTAGCACCATAGGTGGACGATAGTGATCCTAATCTTTCATTTTCTTTATCATATCTTCCTTGAGCTGCGCCATAAACATTTACATTAGCACCAGATGCTTTAAGGCGTTTTAACTGACTTTCGATGGAAGAAAAATCTCCAGGATTGTTACTTACGCCTGTTGAAATATTTACAGTTTTTCCTTTAAACTTATCTGGATTGTCTTTTAAATCTCTCTCAAGATAGGAAAGAACTTCAGCAGGACTAGCACCAACTCTCCTAGAACCAGGATTTTTTCCACCATATCCAACGGCAATACTATCACCATAAGTATATTCAACTAGATTTCCAGCAAAACTTGGATAAGAAATCGCACAAGAAACTAGAAATTGAGAAAGAGTTCTCATTATAAATTTACTTAACATTATTTTTATTTATGTTAAAGAGGAAGTTTTGCCTTCGAAATTTTCTTCATAAAGTTAAGATTGATCGCATCATACTTTAATCTTTCCTTTAATGGTTTTGAAATCAATTTAGTCACCGACTCAATTTCAATTCCATTATTCTCGCAGTATAATACTATACCATCAATGTAGTTACATTTTTCTTCGGCAACTAATTTCTCAATTTCAAGAGAAAATTTAGTTGCAGTAATGAATTTATCCTCAATAACCTGTTCGAGTTGCTTGTCTTTTTCTGTGATTTCCATATCTTCGATATTAATTTCTAGAAATCTTTCTAGTATGTTTGACATAATCTAATTCTTAACACTCATAAGTTCAAGTTTATCATTAACAAATTGTTCAATATATTTGACAACCAGTTTCATATATTTTTCTAAATTTCTTTCTTCATATACCACACATTCTCCATCTTCACAAGACATAATAATCACAAGTTTTTTGACTCGAATACCAGTCATCTCATAAAGAGCCATTCCATAGAACATTGCCTGAACAAAATATCCTTCTAACCATTCTAAAGGTTTTGGTTTTTTAGAAGTCTTAAAGTCAATTACAGAAAGTTCATTGTCGTGTTCGGCAATACAGTCCGTTGTTCCGGCAACACCAAGTTTTTTACTATAAAGAGCACCCTCCAGACAGTAAATATTGTTTATCCTACTTAATTCATATTTAGCAATATTAAAAAGGAACTCTGACAGTGGTTGAACCGTTGGAAGATCTCTATTATAAAGATAGTTCTCGACTAAGGTATGCATATCTGTTCCGCGACTTGTTGCCGCCTTTGTAATCTTATCTGCCGCTTCGACACCAATTCTTTTTCGCCATTTAACAAAGATTTCACTATTAACGTGACTAATTACAGAAGTAATAGAAACTAATTTAATAAGTTTGTCTTCTTCAGGAATAGAATAGTATCTAACTCCATCAATCGTCGCTCTCTCAAGTTGAGGGAGTTCATTATCTATATGTTTAAACATTAAAACCTCAATTTGTCCTTATTATAACACATTATCATAGACCCAAAGATTTTTTAGCAACCACAAATTCCTTAACTAATGATGATCTTACAATATCATCAACACCAAATTCAATTTTTATAAAAGATGGCATTGCATCAATGACTCTCATAAAATCAATAATACCAGTCTTTTCACTAACTCTTACCAGATCACTCTGTTCGATGTCTCCCGAGAACATAATTTTAGTATCTTCTCCACACCTTGAAATGACTGAAAAACTTTCGTGAGCAGAGCAGTTCTGTGCCTCATCTACAATAATAATACAATTGTCTAATGTAATACCACGAATGAATGAGGTACACCAAAATGATATAGTATTCTGCGCTTTTAGATTTCCATAAAGCATCTCAAAATCAGCATCACTCGGCATTTGGAACATATATTTTACCATATTTTTATATGGAATTTCGAATAATGATTTCTTATCATCCTCTCCACCGGGCATAAAACCAATTTCTCTTGTTTGAACTAGAGAACGAATAACATAAATTTTCTCATAAGGTGTTCTTTCATCAAGAACTTCTTTGAGCGCCTTATATAAAAGACAAAAAGTTTTTCCAGAACCTGGAACTCCGTGAGCAAAGATATTTTTGTTTTGATCATAATTTCGAAACAGAATTTTTTGATTTTCTGTTAAAGGTTCAATATCAATCAAATATTCAAGATTAATTGGTTTTTTGCGTTTTGATTGTTTTGCCGTGTAATCTGATCCAATCGAATGATTGTCATTACTTCTATTTTTTCTTGCCATTAGTAAATATACAATTTAGAGTTTTTTTACTGTGGATCCTGGCATCTTTCCTGCACGGTCCAATATTGTGTTCCAAGATGGATGTTTGGATGTGAGTTTATTCCTCCAGTCTCCCACTTCAAAACTACTTGCAGATCCCTGCGACCAATCACGAGACCAAGGTTTATTATTTTCATACCAATCCAGGATATCATGAACACCCATTTCAATAATCTTTTTTTCGCCCGTTTCTTTGTTTATAATCGGATAAATTGCCATTCGTTACAAATAATATACGAAAGTATTTAGAATAATAGTGAAGGTGGTTCTTTACAAACCCAATCAAGTGCAGATGCAATTGTAGGAAACTCACTCGCCATTATACACTTACATTGTTCAGCAATCTGCTTGTGCTCTGACTGGGTTCCTTGAGCACTACGAAGGTCGATGTAATGTATCCAGGACCTCACACTACCACTCATATAAAGGCGCGTCTGTGTTGCCTGTGGAAGCACGAAACGGGCACATTCCTTTGCGACACCGGCATTCAACATATCCTGATAGATTTCAATTGCCTGTTTAAAGTGTTCTTCAATTTTAACATTAAATGAAATACTTACATCTGCCGGTAAGTCATCAGTTGAGTTCTGACGATTTTTAGTATCCTGCCTTCGCAATTCTGGAATTGGAAGTTCTAATTGTAGTTCTGTGCTGTCGGCATATCTCTGTGAGAACTGCTGAAAGGTGAAACTACGATGACGAAGAATTTGTGTTGCAATCGCAAGTGAAGTATTGATTTCTACTGTTAGAAATGCGTGTTCAAAAATACTCCAGTGTTGATTTTTGATGCAATACTTTAACAAACCTTCAAAACCCTGATTACTTTGATTTTTTGGATTACTTACTCTTGCACAATAAGCAATATGTTGTTCTGCTTCTGGAGTAACTCTGACTAACTTAACTGTCGGGGTTTTCATAATTACCAAATCCTTTTTTCTTTTTGTTGTATTTTTTACGAGCAAGTAAAAGCATCGCATTATCAAGTGCTTTTTTCATATAGATAATCTCTGCTTCACTATAAAGACTTGGATTATCCAGTGCCTCTTTTACCAGACGAATAGTATCTTTATATCTCATTAATCTTCCTCGTCTTCAAAGAGCTCATCATAGTCCTCTACATCACCGATGCGTGATGAAGCATTACTGTAATCATAAGCTCCTGGGTCAGAATACACTTCTGCTTTGAGTGTCTCTGTTAAAAGTTCAAGGTTTTTAATTATGAGTTTGAGTTTGTCTCTATTCATAGATTTTGATTATGTTTCTCTTTAATTATATCACAAAAAAAGAGGGGCATCAACCCCTCTCATCAGTTTATCTTCTTTTCTTTTTTTCCGGAGTTGCATATCCCCAGACTCTTGGAGAAATTGTTCCAAATCCCCAATCAATCTTTCGAATTACATTCGGACCAAACTTATCATAATACATATCAAATAATTTTGTTCTTAAACCTCTTGTGAGATCATAACAAACTTTGTCATTTAAAATATATTCTATAATATGAGCATCATTTGGAGCATTCCTAACGGAAACTTCGGCATAAGATCCATTCTCAACAATAATTTCACAACTATATTTGGATTTAGATTGTTCTCGTTCTGCAGGAGACCAATTATCCATATCTTTTTGATTTTCCTTTTCGTTTGACATTTCGGCAACTCGACTCACGAACGACCACCCCACTTAATTTCTGGATATGCCTGTGACACAATTTCCTTAGAGATTTTATATTTTGTTTCAAGTTTTTTATCCTTAACCAGACATAAAATCTCTGCCTCTAATGGATGAAGACCCTGAAGAATATTAATAAACATTGTTTCACGACGCATAGAACTCAGTCCATCATTACCACCCTTTATGAAATTATAAAACTTGGTATATTCCTTACGAATAGTAGAGAACCCCTGATCCTGTGATCCCAAAGAATTTGATCCAATTTCACTCATCTTACTTACGGCATCATCAATTTTTCCGGTGAGTGTTCCTGTAAATGCACCCTGTTCTCCAACACTGGAATAAGGAACAATTCCTTCTGGAAGATATGATGTTAAACTCTCATCAAAGTTCCAGATAAGAATTGAGAGTAGTGATGGATCTTTATATTTTTGTAGAACCTCAACTTTCTTGATATTGGTTCTTTGACCATTTACAAGATTTAGAACCTCAAACGCAAAAGGATTTGCAGGCAACTCAAGATTTGTAATGGTTTTTGGTTTTGTCTTTGTCGCAGTCATAATTGATAATATGTAATTATAATTGTAGTTTTATTTATTATTAATCTTCATCATAGTCTTCGTCGTCATCATCAAAGAAACCTTCTTGGAAACTTACTGCAACGACTTCATCAGGAATAATATTCCCGTGCTCATCATAGCACTCTGGATGTAATTTAGGAATTTCACGATAGTTCATCATATATTCTCTGGCAACCCAACCGGTTACGAGACCAACAATGAAAAAAAGTATGGTTACAAACGAACCGATGACTATACTGGCTGCCAACATTTTTTTTCTCCTGGGAAGTTAATTTACTTTCCTTGACTGAATTGAAAATTCAAAATAGA